TTTCCCAGACTTCAACGGCTTCAAAAAGAACGTCCAGATCCTGCTTTGTGAAATTCATATTCATCATCAATCCCCAAATGAGCAGCGATACCACTCCCGGTGGCATATCCCCTGCGTTTTCCACACTTCTTGCCCGCCACCCACGATGAGCAGCGGTACGGAATAGCTCTTTCACTCGACCTGCTGAAATCTCCGAGCGACCGAGAGCGAGAATCTCTTAATCTCGCAGAAAACATTGAGCCAACTGAGGCAATAAAAAAAACGACAGCGAGAATTCTCGTTGTCGTTTCGGTTGACGGTTTGTGGCGAAAGGTGAAAACACAGCGACGATGGCAGGTAGCTCGCCATCGTCTCCCAGTGCTGTGCATCCCCGCCGCTTTTTATCCGCTTCAGGGGATTGGTGATTCGTGCTGTCTTATCATGTCCTCATAAACTTCCGCCGCCTCATTCCCGGCCCACTTTCGCAGCGTCAGCAATCCAATATCTCTTACTGCATTCCGAGTCGGCCGCCATCCTCTCGACTGCCTGCCCTCAACGCCCTTGATCCCAACGCAGAGCGACTGCGAGCCGTCAGCATCCCGCCACGTAAACGTGCTGCCGTTCCACGCTCGCCATAGCCTTAAATCGACAGACGGATGCGAACCCTGTGCGCACCGCGTCAACGTCTCCAGCACTGCCCGAGTCATTCCCGTCCTGCACAGGCTGGCATGATTCTCAGTCGAGTGATTGTGCCGGAACATTTGGTGTTTTAGGTAGTAATACTTTGCCCCGAATTCACCGACCAAATCCGCACGCTGCAACCTTCCGACCATCGTTGATAAATAGTGCGGCGCGTAATAGTCGTCATCCTCAACCACAAAAACACACTCGCCCCGGACGTGCGGGATTGCCGCTCGCAGGTTTCGACAGAGCGAATGCTTCTCGATCGGCCTCTCTCGAATGTACTCCTGATGCATTGTGCAGGTTGTCGGATTGACGCCATCATCGACCACGATCCACTGAATCGGCCCCGTGTACGTCTGCTGGGACATCCATCGTTCGCACAATGCGAATGCGTCTGGGCGATCGCCGGTCGGGGTGATGACGGTAATCAGTGGCGGATTCCATAATCCATCCTGAGACCAATCCTTTGCGATACGATTCCCCGTCAGTTTTCTGTCCGCGTAGATCGCTGCCGTGTCGCCTGTATGCTGGACAATCGACGGATTGTGCGTCATCAACGGAATACCTTTTTCCGCGCACGCCCGATGAACCAGCTGATCAACACAATCATGTTTTGGCCATTTCGCCCACTGCGACGTCTGAGTGATCGCCTCCAGCGTTGATCGTCTCATGAGCAGGGCAAGCGAACCAATCAGCGGAAGCTTAATCTGCGACCATTGCGGCTTGTCCTGCTGTCGCGTTGACGACGTGTAAAGCGAAAACACCTCATTTGTGAGGTTGAACTGCCTGAGATAATCCGCTGCATGTGACGAAACGGCAATGTCGTCTTCGCAGAGCAGAAACCATTCGGCCGGCGATGTCTCCAGCAGGTCCAGACACATCGCCTTGAATGAGCCGATCGGGCCTAACTTTTCAGGCCAAACGACATCGCCAGCAACGCCGCTATCCGGTTCGCAGTATGTTCGTGATGCACCAAATCCAGCCGCTTCAATGCTGGCGATAGTCTGCCGCCAGCGTGGCCTCGATCGCTTCGCAATTCGAACAGCAACCTGAATGTTTGTCACGAACCGCAGCGGATAGCCTGGGGGAATGCTGACCGGGTTTGGATTCGGGACGACCTTTGCAATCAGTGCTGCGATTGCCTCACGCCGTCGCGGGTGCTTCTCTCTCCAATCCGCAGGCCACGGAAATTGAGCGTGCAGGTATTCGACGATCGACTGATGGTCGTGGAAGTCTTGCGTGTTGAGTTTTACGAGATACCCAACGCAGTCTCGGCAGGTGAGCTTTCGGCCTATTTCGGCTTCGATGGCTTTGCGGAGTTCGGTGCCGACTGTGGAGATCGTTGGCAATGGAGGTTGAGACGGACGTTTTTTCTGAAGGTTGAGCCGATGAATCACGTTGGCCGCGTGCTCAAGTCGCTCCGCTGTCGTCATCTCAAGGGTTGATGGCATCAACTGTCCGCCTGTATTCCTCGGTTGTCTTCTTCGCTTTCTCGATCTCTTCGGCGTTCATTTCGTCCGCGCGGCGCTGCTCAAGTCGCAGAAATGATTCTTCCGCAGCCTTTGGTATCAGGCATATCAGGACAGCGATAACAACAAGCAACGCACAGATCTGTAAGGCTTTCATGATTCATCCAGCAATGATTACTGTGAGTGTTGATCCGTTCGAACACGTAATTGTGTAAACGAGTGTAAGTGTTTCACCCGGACAATCAACGGCATCCATTGAAAGCCCGTTACCCGTTTCACCTGAAAACGAGCAAATGTTCGTCTCTCCAAGTGAAATCACAACATTCGCTTCACACTCACCAAAATTCGCCTGAATCGTATACCCGTCGTAATCGCCTTCCACTGGATAATTGAACGTAGTTTCGCCGTCTTCTTCCGGGTCAAGTTGGTTTCCGGAATCTGCAGACACTCCGATTTCAACGAATGTCACCGATACAGCCCACGGGTAGATTGTCCCTGGCGGGCATGGATTGCACACATCCCCGTTTCCACAGCAGCACTTAATGTATTCCGGTCGCCCAAACAGTCCCATGCTTTACTCCGGACATGCCGCACAGGTAATTTCCGCACACTCTTTGCCAACGAAGATGATTGGAGTTTTCCCAACCAACACTGGCGGTCCGTCCGGCTCGCAGCAGTCCCATCGTTCGCGATATTGAACGATATGTTCTTGCAATCCCCGAACCGCCCAAACGCCCGTCAGTGTCCCAGATCCTGAACCTGACGCTGGCGGACTTGTGCCCGGCATTTTCGTGACGACGCAATCAGTTCCAGGACGAAGCGGCACAATCAACGACGCTGGATCGTAGGCAGTGACGTACGTTCCGGATCCTGTCACGCGCGGGGCTGGATATTCAAGTTCCAAGGCACACTCGGCCGTTCCAGAGCCTGTTACGCCAACGCATGGATCACAGACAGGACCGCTGCCAGATGCTTCTGTCTGCCCGTCAAGCGTGCCGAGTTCGATTATGTACCATCCGCAGCCGAGGGATTCGACTACGAGGCCCCAGCGACTTGCGCCGCCAGCTGATCCACCCGCAAACCTCACAACGCAAGTTTTCTCACCAGTCCCGTCCGGAGCAAACAAGATCTCGATTGGCCCATCATCACCGGACTGAAGAACATAGTCAGCATCGGCCGACGTCGCCCGTTTATGATCTGCATCCGTGATGTTCACCAACGCCATGCAGCATCCAGAAACCTGCAGTGACGCAAGTCCACTGATCGCCGCCGGCTCTTTCAGGATCCCGAAGTATCCGTCGTCTGTTGGCTCAACTCCGAGCAACCATTTGTTTTCGTCGGTGACTGTCTCGATTGCCTTTCCGCTGATTCGCAGGATCTCGCCGGTTCTGCGAAGTGCGCCGCTATTGTTCTTCGCCTTGATGATGTCGGTTTCACGCGGACGGATCGGATTCGGGGCAGTGCTGTTCAGCCTGCTGTTAGCCCACGCAGTTCCAGCGTCGACCATATTGTTCCAGATCCGCGCGGCCGGCGGCTTGAATGGGCTGCCCGGTGATGCTTTGCCGTCAGAGTTTGGCTGCATGGTTAGCCTCCAAAGCCAAGTGCTGAAGCCATGGCAACTTCATCGTAAACTCGGTCGATGTAAACGTGCTTCGCCACTCTCGTCGGCTGGTCGCTCGTGACAGTATCCTCGAAGCGAATCCATGCGACTTCCCAGCCACGCTTTGCAACGCCAGCGATGGAGCCAATTGTTTGCCCTGTCGCGTTTGCGGCCATGGCGAATTGATACGAAACGGAAGCTTCTGCCTCCGTACCATCCGAACCGCGAGCCCCGAGAAACAGCACCTCACCCGGTGAGAACGTCAGGAACGTGTCACTGTTGGTCATTCCTGTGATGTTGTTGAGCGCCTTGGCTTTTGCGAGCGTCATGATTCCGAGCGGGTGGCGATAAGTGACGGTGATCTTCATTGCCGGGACAACGATTTCAGTCCCTTTAACTTCATCACCATCAACGGCTATTGCTCCGAGCTGATTCGGTGCCGATCCACTGGTCGCGTATCGTCTCAACTCTTCTTTGGCTTGCGTGATGTGGACCGTTCCGCCGGTCGTGTCAAAATCCCACGTCCATTCACCGAGTTCTGATTTGCGAGTTCCGTAGGGAACCTCAACCATCCACTGGTTCCAAGCAGATCGACGAACTCGAATATCGTCGCGATAGAGCACGCCGAACGTTGTCACCTGCATGGCCGGAGTCACTGCGCGTGCGTAGGCTGCAACGGTGTTTTCGTTCGTCTCTTCGACGATCTTGAAACGGTACACGCCGGACGGTGGTGTCATCGTCAGGTCAATGCCGTCAGTGAGTGCAATGATTCTCATGCGTGGTGTAGGCTCCATCCTTTAACGGCTGCAACCATTTCACCCATTTGGTCAACCTGTTGCTCTTGCAGCTTTGCGGCCTTCTCTGTCGCGGCCAGTTGCTTTGATTCAAACGATCTGCCTGAAGACATCGCGAGCTGTGCCAGGTTGAAACTCGCTGCCGATACTTTGCCGCCTGAGCCTCCACCACCACCGAACATACCTCCGGCTGCTTTGCCACCCGATTCGGCTTGTCCAGATTTAACCGCGGCAAGCTTCGAAGCCGCTTCTGCCTGCAGTGCTGCCAGTTCGGCCTGTAGTGCTTTGACTGAGTCAGATGTTTCTGCAGCACTTCCAGCCGTCGCATCAGCCAACGCGGTCCCTGTCGCTTCAGTGCTGGCATCCATTGCGGCTTTCGCTGCTTCACCGGCTGCCGCGACCTTAGCTTTCATCGCCGCGAGTGCTGGATCCTGATATTCCGCCGATGTGACAACGCCAGCGTCCTGAGCCAATCCCATCTGGCCCGCCTGCTGATTCAGCCTCGCAGCCCGTGCGGCTTCCTCCTGCATGTTAACGCCGCTGATCTGCTCCAGCGCCCAGCCCATCACACCGCCCTGGCTGGCTGATTCGAGGATGTAATCACTGATCTTATTGACTGTCTGCTGCCACTTGTTCATGACAGCATTTGCGGCGGTGGAAAACAACGACACCATCCCAGATGCAACCCCGGCCATGGTGTCCAGAATCATCGATCCAAACGTTGACCACGCCCCCGCAAAGTCACCGCTCAGCAATTGGCTTGCAAGAGTCCCCCAGGCTTCGCCGAACAGGGAATGGATTGCTTCGAGCCCCTGCATCATTACCAGCCGCAACCCGATCATTGCAATCTGGCCGGCCAGCGTCAGATCACCGGCCTGAATTGCCGCGACGATGCCACCGAGCGTTTCTGTAACCGTTGTCGATATCGCCCCAAATGTTTCGCCAATGATTGTGCTGAGTCCGCTGACTGCGGTTTGCCCGCCCTGTGTGAATCTCGCCCAGGCATAGACGCCAGCGCCCAGAACAGCGACAAGTAGACCGAGCGGAGAAAGAATGGCACCAATAACGGTTGTTACCGTACCGATGACGGCTGCTAGTGCGCCAACTCCGGCTGCTGCGATATATGCAAGGCCACCGATTCCAGCGATTGCCGCGCCAGTAGCGAATGCCGCGGCTGCGATTGCTGCAAATCCGAGTACAGCCCCCTGATTGTTTCGCACAAATAAGGCAATTGATTTTACCGCCATTGTTACATTGCCAGCAATACTTGCGAGCGATGGCAAAAGTGCGGTGCCAAGTTCCGCGGCAACATCAGTGACAGAGCTTTTCAGCGACTTAAGCCTGTTTGCAAAACTTCCAGCAGTTCGCGACGCATCTCCCTGAGCGGCACTTGTTCCGGCCATAATAATTGCCAGCCGTGCCTGCACCTTCTGCATCTCGGTTGCGTTTTTTGGATCCATTCCAGAGTTGAGCAACTGCTGTTTTACTGCCGCCTCCGAAACAATCACGCCATATTTCTTCATCACTTCGCCAGATCCGGTCAGTGCGGCGTGAAGATCTCTAAGCGTGTCTGGATCCTGCATGTTGTTAAATGAAGCAAGGTCAACGGCCAACTGTGTAACCTGACGGCTCATTTCATTTGCGGCCCCGGCTTCAAATCCAATTGGAACGAATAGGTCTTGCGATGCCGCCATGAATCCAGCAATTTGCAATTTTGATCGTCCGACGTCTGCTGCAAATTTGTCAGACCACGCTTTTGTTTGCCCAGCCGCATCGCCAAACACGACGCCGAACTTGCTCATCGTCTCTTCGAGATCACTTGCGACAGCAACAGAGGCTACCAGCGGTGCAAGGAGCCCAGCACTAACTGTTGTGATTTGTGCGCCAATGCTCATCATATTTGAGCCGAACTGGCTCAAATCTTTTTGTGCAGTTCTAAGCCCTGCTGTAATCCCATTCTTCATGTACAGGGACACGTAAGCCCTGCCAGCCATAATGTCAGCTTTGGCCATGTTGCTGACTCCTATTTGATGGCTGCGATTTGTGGAAGGTCCGGATTCTCACGTCGTGTTCGCTCGATTTCTTCTGCAATTCGGTGTTCGAGTTCGTCACTCAACTCCAGCGGCTTTCCGACACATGACTCCAGCAACTGCCCCGTTTCGATAAACTTGCTGGCATCAATGGAATCATTGAACGCCAGCATGATCAGTTGCAGTGATTCGATTCGTTTTTGTTTCGCTCTGCCGTTTGCCATTCTCCACAGTTGTCTCAGCGTCAATCCGTGCGGCCTGATGCCGATCATTCCTGCGAATTCATACGCCGCGTCCACTCCGTCCAAATCGTCGATGATGTAAACAATATCAACGCCGGCAATTTCTATATGCCAGCACTTTGGGCCATCTGCTGAATCGCCTGCTTGATCACCTTGTTCGCTTTGTCGTCCAGAGTTTTCATCACTTCCGGATCGTCCATCACCTGTTGCATCTTCGCCGCCGCGAGTTCGTTTGTTTTTGTCGCCATCTGATCGAACTTCGCCAAGACCTCGAGACGATGCGAAGCCTGGCCAGAGGGGAAAAAACCAATCACCGCATCGCGAACGGCTTCAAGCATTGGATCTGGCGGCGATGGCAGCAGTTTTGCGAACTCAGTCGGGGATAGTGCTTTCTCCGAGATTTGATCCCGGCAAATCGCCGCTACCACCGTCACCAACTTCATCGGATCGTTCCTCAGCGGCCCCAGTGGATCCGCTTCGAAGCCAACCAGATTGACGCCGTGTTCGTCGCGAATCTCCGAAATCGTCGGCGCGTCGAGTTCCACTCGCCATTGATTCCCTTTTCGATCCGTGAAGCCCGCCATGTGTTACCTTTTCGAAAGGAAGCGATTTAGCGACGTGCTTTCCTCGCTGCGTGAGTTGTCCGGATTCGTCAGTAAAACCGAGTGCCTTAAACGTTCTGCCAGCGGCCTCAACCTGCTTTTCGGAAACTCCGACAGGTTCTGCGCCGTGGAAGATCGCGGCCAGCACTCGTTTATCATCATCATTCAGCCGCATGGCTTACCCCGATTACGGTGAAGCGTCTTGAACGCCGACGATCTTGAGGGTGTAAGTCTCAGTCGTCGTTGAATTCGCTTGGCTGGCCTTCAGGTTTGTGATGGGATCGCCAGTGAACGGGTTTGACGATCCGCCTTCGATGTCCCAGACCTGCGGAACGTTGGCCACCAGATCGATTTCCGCAATCACGTCTGCAGCTGAGTCCAGAAACTGAACGTTGGCCGCTGTTCGCAGGCTCTTATCGTTTGTCTCCAGAATCACTGCCACGATGTCTGCATTGTCGCCGTCAATCGCGAGGTTGATTGCTTTCTGCACGCACGCCGTTATCGCTGTCGTGGCAATTGGCAGATTATCGCCAATGCCGCCGTCAATCGGGACTGATGTCCCCGAGACAGTGCCGACCGTGACAGTTCGCTGAACGCCCCCGGACCAATACACGTCGATGATTTGACCATCGGTGATTCCGTGGCCAGATCCAAGTGTGAGCGTCCCGGTGTTGTTGTCGGTCCGCGCTGACAGCGTTCCGGCCTTCGCCGTGTTCAGTGTATCCTCAAGAGCGATTGTGCCGCTGTTCGTTCGCTGAATCGGCAGGGGCTGAATCGTGATTCCGCCCCCGCTGATCGATTGCCCATGTGTGACAGTTCCCATATTCCACGACTCCGAAGAGATTGTGTTGAATTCAAGCCAACAAAATTACGAGTTAAGCAGCGGTTCGCGAAGACTTGCAGACAATGCCACAACTTCGATATCTGCCGTTTGCTCGCCCTTCAGTGGAGTGCCCTGGGTGATCTTGATCACGCAGTCCGCATCAAGGCCAGTCAGGCCAGTGTAAGCGATGAATCGAAGTGCGATCGGGTTTCCTGTTGCTGCAGCAGCTCGCAGTGCCACAATTGCAGAATCATTCGAATCAACAATCATGTTAAACGTGATCTTGCCAGTCAGCGCTGTAGCTTCACCGGTGTTTATTGGGACCGCCGAGCCGTCGCCGGCTGATGTGGTCGACCCCGTTTCGACGTCGATATCAAACGACGCGTCGACACGTTTCGTGATCTGTGTTGCTGCTGTGCTGCCTTTGGTGCCGTAATACAACAGCCCCTGATAACCCATTTTCTTTGGCATTGATCAAACTCCTCAGAGGTTGCTTTATTTACTCACCAATGGAGCCGCGAAACGACTCCGCAAAACGATCTGTGTTTGCCAGAAGCCCCGGGCCTGATGTTGGCCGAGCTTCGTATGTGTTCTCTTTTCGCCGCCCACCAAATTCATGAGCCTCCATCGCATCCCCGACGAACGAATACCGAGGCCCGATGATTGCGTTGTCTTGTTCGACAGCAGCAAAGATTGAATTCTTGACGTTTCCTCGTTTGCCTCTTGTCGAGACCGGTTCCCCAGGCTCCGAGGCGTCCGGAGATTTCTTGATTGACTCGCGAATGTATTTCCTGATGGAAAACGCTGCGTGCCGGATACTGCTGTAGATGCCTCTATCCGCCGCCTTTTCGATCGGCTTCGTGTCAACCTCTGATTTGAAGGTAAACCCGAACATCAATTCGCCTTCGAAACGTTGTAGCGGACTCGAACAACGCCAAGAAAAACACCCTGTCTCAACCGAGCATAATCGCAATACGTTCTCACGGTCGTTTCGAGCCAATTCGCATCAAACCCGCCCGAAAGTGTGATCGCTGTGAACCTGTCTTCTGAAAGCAGCTCGTGAATCTGTTCAACCAATCTCACCAGCGGATCAACTGACGTTTTCTTCAGTCGTCCCGCTTTTGCTCCGGCTGTTTCTTTGTCGCCTGGCTCGAATCTTCTCCGGACAACGATGTCGACAGCCGGATCAGAGTTGACCGTTCTTTCTGTATCCAAGTCGACCAGATCACCCGCACTTGTCACCGGAACAACATCAACTTCAAGTGCCTTCAGATCTTTGAAATCATCGTCCCAGTCTGCATATGACCGCACCGCCGTGAATGAGAGAGTTCCCAACTGCGAAGCTGCCTGCGCAGTGTTTATCACCGTCGTTAAAGCATCGGCAAGTAGTATCGGGACCGCACTCATTCAATTCTCTTCGTGTGACAGATCCACTCGTATCCGCCGGCCTGAAGTTCGACCGACTGTTTGTTCTCATCTGGCGGCTGAATCTCGAAGACTTCCGTGCCTTCCATGATTCTGTCGCCTGCTCTTGGTTCAACTGTGTCGCCGTCGATCACCACTGATTCGACCGGCAGAACAAAGTCTCGCATCGTGATGCTGACTGGAATTCCGTTTCCGTCGATGGTCTTGTGCTCAATGTCGTTCCGTCGGACAGTGAACTCAGCCGACGAATAGATTCCGCGAATGAAGGTTATGGAGACTCCGAAAGCACGCTGCGCGGCGAGCAATACCCGATTTTGAAACGTGCTTTCGAATCTTGAAGCCATGGCTCACAATCACGCGTAGGCTGGGAGTGAAACTTCGACACTGCATTCCAGAATGTCGAGGTTGTCGGTGTTCGTGTCGGCGGTCTTTTGAATCTGCCAGTACAACTGCAGACCACCTGTTGCGTTGGACATATCGAACCGCGTGCCACTGGCAACTCGTCGCAGAGAGCCGTTGTCATTGGCTCCGTAGAACTCGATGTTGCTCTTTCGGCCTTTGGAGACTGAAGGCGGTTCAATCGTCGTGTTGCGACTCGCGAAGTCGATGCGGAATCTCTTCCAAGTAGCCCCAAGCGTCAGGCCAGTGGCAACGTCGTCGTTGTCGTTCGTTCCATCGTCCGTTTCGACGACAACGTTGTTGTCACCGATACAGCGGAAGGAAGCATGATTCGTCAATGAGTCAATCGCGTCGTTGCGAGCGGAACAAAGCCCGAACGCAATCTGCGTAGTGGAATCGAGAGCGGCGACCGTCTTCGCGATGAACTCGATACTCACGATTTCGTCAATGTCGAACGGAAGCACGTCGCCCATGTACACACACAGGTTCTCGATTTCACTGGTCGCGGCGAGCAGCGATCGAATACCACCACCAAGCAGGCCACCAACGGTTGGGGAGCCCGCTGAAGACGTGTCGGCCTTCACGAACGGGCCGCCAGCGCCGCTCCCTGCTGCTGCGAGGGCAAGCTCCCCGCGAAAATCGTAACGGTAAAGTCGCGTCTGTCGGCTCATTGCTTTGGTTCCTCAAGGACTGCCTGACCTGCAGGCGTTGAACTGAAAAAGGTAACTCCTCTACTGCCGCAAGCCCGTCTGGATTTCTCCAGAGCGGGCCGTTGGCATCTGACTCAGTCAGTTATCGATTAACCGCCTGTTCCGGCGTTCTTCACGGCAAACCGCCAGTTCTTCACAGCCACCGCGATGCGTCCTTCAAGTGACACATAGGTGCACTTGGTTTCCGGGTCGTACCATCGCTCACGACGGCCGGCAGCTCCGTATCCGTTGAAGTAACCACGGACAACGGTTGCGTTGTTCAGTCGCGTTGGGTTGCGGAGCCCGTAGTAAGCCGTCGCGTTGATGCTGTTCAGCTCAGACTCCGGAACAACCTTCACCTTGTTGCGGTAGATCCCGACGTTGTCGGTAGTCGCGGCAACCTTCGATTCCCCGATAACTGGGTACGTTTCAAACGTTCGGACAGCGGCCTGATGAACGGCATTCGTCGGAACCAGAATCGTATTGAGCGTTCCACGAACGCGGCGACCGGTCCCAATTCCACCGATGCCAGCATAGGCTGTTGCCATCAATCCCCACTGGGTGTCTGACGGAACTGCGCCGGTTGACAGAAGGTTGTTGTTTGCCGCTGGAATTGCACCAGTGCCGGTGTCGGCTCGATTTGCAAACAAGGCGTTGCTGTCAAGCAGCGTTTCACTGCTCGTCAATCGATCAAGAACCAATCGGTTCTGAGTGACTTCCCAAGCTTCCTGCAGGCCAATCATTCCCTCAGCAAACGCCCCAAGGTCGTCATTGGCGACCATGACAGGCGTCCAGCCGAACTTGTTGCCGAATCTTCGCAGGAACAAGTAGGAAAGAACTTCTTCAGCCATTCCCAGACTCTTGATCTGCTCAGCATCGCTCAGTTCGTCAAGTTCTTCGAGGACTCCACGATTCACCATCATGGCTGGCTTGAAGTCGTTCAGACCGCCAGGGAGAACTGCAGAGATCTCGCCATAGCTGTAGTCGTCATCCAGCTCGATCATGTCGAGATACTTGTTGGCGAGCCCAGACAAGATGTTCGGGAAGTCTCCTGGACGTACGAACGGTGCGGAGGATGCCTGAATGTACTTCGCATCTTCCCGCTCACTGAAGAACTGCACTCGACGGGTGCAATTTCCCATCTGCATGGCTTCAGCGGCAATCAGTTCACGATCGCCGTACATGTCCAGTTTGGTCCCGGCCAATTCCAGCGATTGGTGAGCAATCGCCCACAATGGACGGCCGACCAAGGTTTTTGCACCTGGCGACAACTCAACACTTGCACCAGCCCGGGCTGCCATGGCGTCGATGGCGTCTTTTGCGAACGCATCAACTCCACTTGCACCGCCAGAGATTCGGCCTGCTGGAATGGCTGGATTCTGAGCAGACAACTTTTCGTTCCACTTCGCCATGGCGGCCTGTGGATTCAACTTGGCTTCGCACGCCTCGATGACCATCTCAGCAGTGACGACTGTTGATCCGGCAATGCCGTTGATCAGTGCCGCGCTGGCCTTCAGATCTCCAAGGCGGGCTTCGGACTGTTCAGACTGGTGAGCAGTCGCTGCGGGTGACGTCACTGGAGCAGCAGCAGGAGCAACAACTGGGGCAGATGCCTCAACCTTTGCTGGATCCGGAGTTGCTGAAGCCTGCAGTCCCTTCAGGATTGCAGCCTCATCGGCTGGGACGGTTCCGCGAAACCATCCGTTGAGCGCCGCAACGCAAAGATCGTCACTGGCTTCCATGGATGCGATGAGTCCACAGGCAAACAATTGAGCCCGGACTTTTGCTGAGATCTTCATCTGAGACACCCTTTCTGTGAGTGTTGGCGTTCCGGTCGCAATCGCTTCCGGTGAAGTGAGATTGCCGGTGGACGCGACAATTGCGGCGACCGGAAGAACAATTTGGCTTGATGTGACAACTGGAGCTTGTTGGCCAGCGGATCCAGTCATCCGTTGCAGCGTTTGGCCGATGCCGGTCACAACTGCGTCGATCATGCGGTTATCAATCGCGATGTCTGCCCGCTTCGCATCGCCCTGGCCGAAGTTGGCCAGCACTTGCTCTGTGGTAACACCGCGATATCGGGCAACGTCTGCAATGAATGGCTTACCGAATGAATCGATAAATGCCTGCAGAGTCGCTTTTGCCTCCGGAGTCAGCTTTTCGTACTGATTCCCATGGCCTTTTTTCGGGCTGTCACTGTTCGTAATGACCGTGACACCGTACCCCATTTCATCCAGGAATCCGGACATTTCGACGTGTGGCATGATGGTCCCGATGGAGCCAACCATGCTGTCTGCCGTCGCTTCGATGCGATCACAGGCTGCGGCGATGTAATACGATGCTGAGCAGCACTGCCCTTGGACAAATGCAACAATCGGCTTCTTGCCACGGCTTGAATACACCAGATCCGCAACCCGCTTGCATCCGATTGCAGATCCGCCTGGGCTGTTGCAGTAGAACAGGACCGATTTGACCTGATCGTTCGACATTGCGGCGAGAAAATCACGCTCCAGAATCTGATAGGAGCAAGCCCCGCCATATCGGACCATGTAATCGACTTCGTCGCGGAGAACTCCGTTCATCGGAATCACCGCAACGCCGTTTGCAACCTTCATTGAGGTCTCAACACCGTCAACGTTGAACGAAAGAGCCGATTTAATCGACTCCATGTCGCCGATTTCAATACGCTGGCCGAGATCAGAGAGCGTAGAGGCGAGCATGGCCCACGGATGCCCGTAGAACTCGCTTCTGAGCTTCTGTCGCTTGCGTTTGATGTCTGCTGGCTTAGGCATTTTGTCCTTCCAAGAGCATGGCAACGCGGTTCGCGATGTCTTCGGCCTGATCTTGTGAAGTCGTCGCGCCGGATCCCGGCTTTGAGTGATCAAGATCCACGCCAAGCATGGATTTGATCTTGTTTTCAATGGCGACCTGCATCAAAACCTTGATCCAGTGTTTGTTGAGCTTCGCACACTCTTCCTTGAATGTGCTGATCCCTGTTCGCATCCGTGCCGTTCGTGCTTCACCCTCTTTGAATGGGTCAAGCATGTCGCGGCCGTTGCCAATAGCGTCGAATCGCTGATAGGTTCGCTCGTTTGCCCTGAACTCCGACGGTGTTATTGAATGGAACACCCCTGAAGCGGCTGCAATCGCGTTGAATTGCTGTCGCATCGGAACGGCAACGTGAGTCCCGAACCAATCTTTGAGCGGCCCGAGGTGTCCTTCTTCGTCCAGCTTCGCAGCTCGTGCGCTGCTGTAGTTGGTTCGCTCGTAATCGCCGGTTAATGTGTAGTAACTCAGGCCCAAACCGCCCGCCTGATCACGATCCAGAAGACTCAGAAACGTCGGGGCGTCTTTGTTCGGCCGAGTGGACCGAATCATCTCAAGGCTTTCGTCCTTGCCGATGGTCGCAGCCACAGGGGACTGGCCAATCTTGTAAGCTCGGTTGCCGAACTCGTCTTCGTCCTCAAGTCCGTCATCAAACCCCCATGCGCCGTACTTTTCACCGTTGTTGAGCTTTGCAACGAAGGCAAAAGCAGCGTCGATTGCGGCCGATCGGATCTCGGAACCCATGTAATTGTCACGGTCCCAAGTCGTTTGACCTGTCGAGTCGTACCAACTGGCTCCGACTGATGACGAAGGACGGTCATAACAAGCCAAGTCGATGACTCGCTCAGCTGGGATCCGCACCCGACGAAGGCCAGAGCCGACCGAAACGCCAGCCCCAAGCAGTGAAGAACCGGAACTACCGAACGTGTCGTCAGGGTGATCGATCAGAAAGTGATACGCAATAACCGAGTTGCTCTTGTCGAACTCGATCCCGTTCAGAATCTTGTTCTGATTTGTTCCCGCCTGACGGTCCATTCCCTGGTCGAGTTGCTCGCGTTCGATCAACTGGTAACAGAGCGGCACAATTTTGTAGTTTGGCCGAAAACAGCGGACAATCAGAGCATTTCCGACAGTTACGGTCTCGCCAATGGCCATGCGTTCCATCTCGGAACGGCTCAAACGACCTTCAACGTCGAACTGTTTCGGATCTGAGGACCATTCTTCGTAGAGGTCATCTGATTCCAGAGCGAACTGCAGGCGTGGACCGAGGTCGCCTTCCTCCAGCTTTTCCAGTTCAGTGACGATCTGGAACATCTCCTGCGGCGCGAACGGCCACGAAAACGTCTGAAAACCGGTGCCAACCACAAGATCCTGAAACGCCATCCGTACCCGCTTGCCCTGGGCGGTGTTTCGCACCAGATCTCGCACGCGGCGGTTCATCAGGCCATGGCTGGACATAATCGCCGCATCGCCAGAGTAGGCGTGCGGCTGATTATTTTCCCGAGGACGATCCCGGCGGGCGAGCTTGTACGCTTCGAAAGACTCCGCGAGGATCTCTTTGGCGTAATCGATGCTGCCGGGAGTCGCCTCTGGCTTAGCAGGCCCGATCGATGCTGGCTGAAAAGCAGCCTCTGGGCGTCGTGATTTCTTAAAAAAGCCGAACATTATAGATTAACCCTCCGAACTGGAGAGAAAATCCGACGGCCAGCGGCTTGAGCAACCTTTGTTTCGAGCGACTCAATCAGCGCGTGCAGATCTCGAATCTGAATCTGCTGCTGCTGCCTGCCCGACTCAGACCACGAAGACGTGTCAGTCTGCAGAATGCGGAGCAAACTGTCATTCGCTGCGTCGAGTTGCTGCTGTGCGGTCGCTGCCATGCCCCAGAGATTAGGGGCACAACAACGAACCGCAATAAGTGGGTTTACTGTGCGCGTAAACGACGTGAGAGATTATCTCGCCCCAATATCCGCAACGGCCGCCTGCTTCCGGTGTCGCTCGTGACTTGCAACGAACTCCGGACGTGGCATCGGTGCAGATTTGTTCTTGCACGCTGGGCACTTCAGGATCGTGTACATCGGCGTTGATGCCGTGAGATCTCGCTCCATGATCGGTTGCGGATTCAGGCCCGCACATCGGTGACACTTCAACGGCTCGGCAGGAATCTTTGCGGCTGCAGCCTTGATTCGTTTTCCTTTTTCTTCGCAGCCATCAACCGGACATTTGTAATAGGCCACTGGCGAGCCAGCCTTTCCACCGCTCGACATCTTCATCCGGCAGTGATGTTTCGCGCAGTACGGAACACCGTCTTCATCTTTTGCCACCGGTGTCGATTCCTGGGCGGCTGGGCGTGTCTGCTCTTCAAGTTCGTCATCAAAATCCGTTTGTGGGGCTGTAGTTTGCTTTGCCATGTTATCGTGCTCCTATCTCTTCACGGGCGTCCAGCCTGATCGGCGGAACCTTTCCTTGTTGTTTTTTCCGTGAGACCAGATTCTCACGAAACCATTGTTCCACTGAGCGGGCCACCAGCATCATGGCGAACGAATCCCACCAGTGATCTCGTCTGAACCGCGGCTTGCGATTCTTCGTCGATTTCCGTCGGAGGTCTGCGAGGTCTTCAGATCCCTCCCGAATATGTTCTGCGAGGCGCTTATGGTTCGCCCAAATCCCGGGTTCTGCGGCGAACAGACTGAAAGCAGAATCATCTGAGTCCGGAAGCATGAACAGCCCCTCAACCAGAGAGTGCCAATGTTCTGCGTTCCAGATCACCTCTGTGCAGGCCCGTTCAGCGCCGTCGCCTCGGTTCATGTGCCAATTGTCGCCGACGATCACGTTTTCTGCAGGAGCCGGGCTTCGATAGTTTGGTGCACCTTTGGCCGGAAGGAATCGTCGAAGTCCATACTCCATGCAGAACCGTTCAACCGGCTGGGCCGCCCATGTCTTCCGTTCTCCGTCCTCAGACCATGATCCCATCCATCCCTTGTCGATGAGTGTCAGATCGCAGAAGTGCAACCCGCCTTCATCGTCTTCGTGCCCTTCCTTTTTCCATTCGTTGGCGAGCTTACAGAGCCCCTGATAGATCAACTGTTCAGCCTGCTCAACCGTCGTTTCGCTGGTGCCGTGGCTCCGAACGTCGTAGTCAATCACACGATGTCGAAGCGTGGAGTCACTCGCCATGGTCGAAAAATGGAGCTCAATCTTTCGGCAGTCGACGCCGCGGACAATCATGGTCGTTGAGTCTTCGCACCGTCCGCGCGGCCTGTCCGATTCAGAGTTCATGACGTGACCGAGCTCGAGCTTTGATTCAATCAGGTCTTCGTTCTCGATCGTTTCGTTGTCGAGTTCACACCGGCAGAACATTTCCCCCTTGTCTGCCCACTCGTCGAAGTAGTTTTGCAGGGCTGAAACTTGGAGTTGAGAGCCGTCCGGAAGTTCCTGTGATTTGAAGCGATGCTGATTCGAGACGACAGCCCCTGCATCCATTTCACGGCGATGATTCAGGTAGTAACTGTGTGCCGTTCGGCCGTATTTGTCGCCCTGCTGTTTGCCTCGCTGGCGGAGCTTTACGTACTCCATCCACATATCAAATCGGTCAGGCTTCTCAGTCAAGTATTTGAATCGCCGAACGACGAACGGATGCCCCGTGGCCGCGAAGTGGTGCGCAACCCCGACGCCTGATTTGGGCAACGTCGCCAGCATGATTCTGGCAAGCGGTTGCGTTTGCGTTCCGAGTCCGCCAATGTCCAGATTGACTCGATCGATTACCTTTTTCGCAACGTCTGAATTCCCTGTTGTGTCCGGGGTGTCGAGGTCGTCAATAGCTACTGCCTTTGGCCTGCGTCCCAGAATGTTTAGCCCGCGAATCGGCGAATCGGCTCCACGAAACCTGAGCATTACGCGAGAGGAAGGCGAACCTGGAACCGCTGGCATATCAATTTCGTCGATTGTCCAGCTGAACTTGATTGGCTCTTGAGAATATTCTTTGCCGTTGTCGTGACGGAATCCGGAAGCGTGCATCTGATTGGCAAGCTGCGGCGTCGACCCAACTCGCCGAGCCGGCACTGAAATTTCCGGATAATATTGTGCGAATGTTTCCGATCGAATCATCATATCTTTGATTGCATTTGCGCTATCAACCGCACTCGGTCCTGTTGCTGAAACAAACGCGATGAAGTCGATCACGCCCGTCGCGATGGATTTCCAAACCATGCAGCGGAGGTAACTCGTTTTGCCTTCGCCTCGACTGGCAAGCAGAAGGGAGTCGCCACCATGCCGCAACGATTCCGCGAACTCGTGAATCATATCAGCCTGCTGTTGCGTGAACGCATGGGTAAATGGCTCAAGTAAGCCTGATTTTGGCCCGCACATTTCCCAAATCCATGCCTCATTGTCCGCTTCTAATTCGTCTCGCCGCTTTCGCTCCTGGTCGGTAAGCGGCGGAATGATTACAGTTGCCTCACTTTTTCGACGACGCCGATTTGCCTCGGCGGATTGCTCTCGTCTACGCTGTGCGTAGGTTGTTGTTGTTGAAATTGTTTCCGCATCGGCAAAAAACATGCAGGTCACTTTGTAAAGTCGCGAAGCTGCTTAACGGCCCGAAGCGCATTTGCATAGTCGCCTACCTCCAGCATCCTTCGGTACAGATCCCTCGTCGCCTCATAGCACCATCCGCGAATAAGTCGCGTGTCGGCATTTGCGATTTTCTCAAAGTGCTCGCCAGCAACCCGCAGAAGGTCTCCAGGCTTAGTGTCTGGAAACTTTTCACTAATTGCCTCAATGATTTGCGCACCGCTAGCGCCTTGCAGCATCCAGTCGACAACCTGATTGGCCTGGGCGTTCACATCTCGAAGGCAAAGTGCTTCTCGATTACTCCCGCTCTCGCCATCGCCAGACTTGGTTTCTGATTCAGCCATATTTCATCGAAAATCGCTTGGTGGAATTTGCACATGTCCGGATCGTTCCGGAGCATAAAGTTTTCGAAACGCGGATTGAAATTGAGGTTCATCGACGTTGGGCAAATAACGTCCCACTCATCATTCTGCAGCATGAAGAACTTTGCGTGATTTTTGCCGACACGAATTGAATCGGCTCCGAACACGTCTCGGATTCGCTTGGCGAGTTCAGGTGATCTCTGCTGAAATGTGTAATCCACAAGCCATCTCGAAGAACTGCACATCTGAGCCTGAACAAACTCAATAACAGTCGAAACGTCAGTTGTGGCTGCCGTCCATGTCGATACTGTTAGGTGTGCAGGTCCGGTGATTTCCAGCACAGCCTCAATAATGTCGATGATAGAAAACTGCCCTTTTGTAAATCCATAGATTTCAATCTCCTTGTTGAATCCCTCAATTGCGGCGGCGGCTGTTTCCTTGCGGCGAAGATCACGAATCTCTCGCTTGTGTGTGTTTTTCGCTACGCGAATCGTCGGAGCTTCGATCGAATCGAGCGGGAACACTGGGTTATTTTTCGCTTTGAGCAGCGGATTTTGCGACGTCTTCATTTTGCTTTCTTTCCCACTCTATGAATTTAATTGTGCTTCTGACTGATCGCTCGATTTCATGACTGGCTGACTCGCAGGTCTCGGCAAAAAACTTTCGAAGCGTCGGCGTTATGCTGACGGATACGACTGTTTTTCGTTCTCCAAAATCAGCGCGTCGTCCTCTTGAAGTCATTATCGGCAACCATCTTACGTCGATGTGAATTGTATGTTATACATTGTAGCGGGAATTGTATAACACACAATAGAAACAGCTCCTTTCTGGCAAATACCGCTTTTGTTTTCTATGTCCCGCAGGCGCGAGGGATCTGTACCGAAGGATGCTGGAGGTAGGCGACTATGCAAATGCGCTTCGGGCCGTTAAGCAGCTTCGCGAC